TTTTGATTGCCGCACGTCCCAAGAAGTTGATTGTTCCCCCAGCACTCATGTTCGTTGCAACTCGTCTATTAGACACAGAGTTGCGCGTTGGTACAAACAACAACGACTTGAACGCTATCAAGAACAACGGTTCTATCCCAGAAGGTTACACAGTTAACCACTTCTTGACAGCACCTAACGCATGGTTCCTGACCACTGACGTTCCTAACGGACTTAAGCACTTTGAGCGCGTGTCCTTACAGAACTCAATGGACGGTGACTTTGATACAGGTAACGTCCGTTACAAGTCCCGCGAGCGTTATAGCTTTGGCTGGTCTGATCCACTAGGAATCTACGGTTCTTATTAAGATCAGGTGCAACTTGTTGCACTTAAGGGGGCCCTCACAAGGGGCCCTTTTTTTATACAAAATTTGTTGACTATATTTGAAAATAGTGTATATTAAGGGCATCTGGGAATTCAACCTTGTTGCCACTGGCCCAGCAGACGATGCAACGATTAACAAGGTATCTTTTGCATAAGGAAACTTATAATGGCACGTTCCACATTCTCCGGCCCAATACTATCTGGGCAAAATCGTTTTGGCCCAATTCGCGACATTGGTTATACAGACCTCGTTCAAACAGCCCTCCTAGATTTTTCAGTAACATCTCCTGGCGCTAACTACGGCGGTGCTTCAGGTGTATTCGTTGCTTCTAACAACATTCCCAATAGTGCTGCTACTATTTACACACCTCAGTCTGGTGTATTTAGCAATAGCGGTCCTACCAAAGCTTCTGCACCTACAGCAGATGCAACCAACCTGGTATACCGTGGTGTCGTATTTTATGTGCCTTATAGCTGCAATATCACAGACGTTATTCTTGATATTGGCACAATTCCCAAAGATAACGCAGGTACACCCGTTGCAGTAAGCGCAATTCAGCCTTACGTTTCAAATAACTTTGCAACATCTACTGGTGTTTACGCTACATTTAGCAATATCTCTAGCCCCGCTACTCAGAGATATACAGGTACATTTGTTGGTTCACAACTAACAAATAGCAATGCTACATTGCAAGATTTCCAAAACCCCAATGTTGGTCAAGACCCAGCATGGTTTGGTCAGATTGTTGTAACTTTAGCCATGACTACCACAGCAGCAGGTCTTTCTTCTGGTCAGGTCGAAGTAACTATTCGTTACAACCAAAACGACATGAACATTGGTACAAGCTCAGCTTACCCATACGGTAACTTTGACTAATCTCTAGGGGCTTCGGCCCCTATCTTTAACCTTTAAGGAGATTATTCATGGCAACATCGTTATCTAGTGGCGGCATCATATCGTCAGCAACCCGTCAAAACAAGACGGAACCGTTTGACCTACAAGTAGCTCGTGGTCAAGTTTATGGGCATAGCATTGTTAGTCTTTTTGGCTATCAATCAGCTGTTGCTAATACAACAATCCCAGTTTGGGAATCAGCTACGGTATACCCAAATTATTTATCATCAGCCGCTACATTTTATTTGTATAGCGCAAGCGCTTCTGATTCTGGCGCTGTTATATTGGTAAATGGTCTAGACGCAAACTTTAACCAAATTAGCGAGTATGTAACCATATCTGGAGTAACAAACCCAACTGGTACAACTACTAAGACATATTTAAGAATTCAAAGTTTGTTTTTAGTAACCCCTGCATCTGGTCAAAAGAACAATGTAGGAAAAATTACCGCCACGACATCTAGTACATACGCAGGTATTACAACTGGTTCATCTGGAAATGCCTATGCGTACATTAACGCAGCAATTGGTAAATCTCAGATGTCTGTGTTTACTGTTCCAGCCGGGTATACTTTTTATCTGGATATTGCTGAAGTAAATACTTCGAATACCTATACAGGTACAGAGTACCTTACTTATAGCGTACAAACATATAACAGTGTGACTGGTGTTCAAATAAATGTTTTGCAACAACCATTCGTAGCTATTTACACAATTAACAGATCCACCGTTCCTTTTGTGTATACAGAAAAAACGGACATTCAGTGGCAACTTACAACAAGTACCTCATCCACAATTGCTGCTGGTATGGTTATTGCAGGTAAGTTAATTAAGAATGCAGCAGATGTAGGAAATACATAATGGCAAAGACCCCGGCATGGCAACGCAAGGAGGGCAAGAGTCCTACTGGTGGCTTAAATGCTAAAGGACGAGCTTCCGCAAAGAAAGAAGGACATAACTTAAAGCCTCCACAACCTGAAGGTGGCCCACGTAGAAATTCTTTTTGCGCGAGAATGTCTGGTATGAAAAAGAAACTTACATCTTCGAAAACAGCAAACGATCCAAATAGCCGGATTAACAAATCTCTTAGAGCTTGGAATTGTGCAGAAGGTGGGTATATGAAAACAGCAGATGGTGTTGCAGAACGCGGTCATACTAAAGGAAGGTTCATATAATGGATACACATAACCTAAAAGAAATGGCTGACGGCGCTGCCGTTACGACCACATTTCTCGGCATGATGGGTTGGATGGAGCCTACAGTGTTTTTCATCACAAGTATTTTCTCTTTGGTATATTTGCTTATCCGTATTTGGGAAACCGATACAGTTCAAAAATTGGTGAATAAAAATGCCCAGTAGTAGCAAAAAACAACACAATTTCATGGAAGCGGTGGCTCATAATCCAGCGTTCGCCAAGAAAGTAGGGGTCCCCAAAAAAGTTGGGGAGGATTTTAGCCAGGCCGATAAAGGCAAAAAATTTTCTAAAGGTGGAAATATGAAGAAGATGTCAAGCGGTGGAGACACCACAGGTAAAGGCCCAAATAAACAAAGCAAGGGTCTAACTAAAGAAACTATGGGCAAAGTTAAAACTGCTGCTCCTAGCAAAGACGGGCTTGCCGAGCGCGGTAAGACCAAAGGTATGATGCCTAAAATGGCTGGTAGCACCACAGGTATGAAGCGTGGTGGTATGGCTAAAAAGAAATAAGGAGAATTTTATGAAAATGAATCATCCCCCATTGATGAAAGAAACCACACCTACTCATACACATCATGTGCATATGATGGAAAAAATGGAAGACGGTGGACATGTCCATCATCACAAAATGTATGGCGAGCATGCTGCAGGTCACATGAAAGAGCATGAGAAAGTTAAAGCTCTATGTGGCGGCGGAATGAGCAAATCTAAATAAGGACTTACTATGAAACGCAAAGTCAAACGCTATGATGGCGAAGAAGGTTCTGAAGTTGAATCAGACGATTCCGGTAGTTCTAAAGACTATGGGATAGATTACTCTGAATCTACAAATCCCGGTGGGTCTTTAGAAGACTATAAACCCGCTAAATCACAGTCTTTTAAAGAAGCTTTTGCTGCTGGTCGCGCCGCTGCTTTAGCTGGTGGTCCAAAGACATTTACTTGGAACGGTAAGACTTATGGAACTGAGTTGGCTAAACCTAAAGCTGCCTCTAAATCTATACCCAAAGAAGAACCCAAGTCTGAATATAAGACTGAGTTTCAGCGTCAGCAAGAAAGAGCTGGGGAAGGCTCAGAAGCTTTTGGCCGCGTAATGAGTAGGATGGGGGATAAGATTAAAAGTGCTATTAGCCCTTCTAAATCTGAATCCAGAGGTTCTGGACGTATTGATACTTCTAACATAGACAAAAAAACTTTGTTGTCTAGAAAAGATATGGCTAAAGGCGGAACAGCTTCTAGCCGTGCCGATGGATGTGCGCAAAGAGGTCATACTAGGGGTAAATACCTATGATGGCAAGTCGCGGTATGGGGGCTATCAACCCATCAAAAATGCCTAAAGGAGAGAAAAAATCTCGCCGCGACAACACTGACTTTACTCAATATAAAGAAGGTGGCAAGATTGGACTTTATGCCAATATCCATGCGAAACAAAAAAGGATAGCGGCTGGGTCTGGGGAAAAGATGAGAAAGCCTGGTAGCAAAGGCGCTCCAACGAAACAAGATTTTATTGAATCAGCTAAAACCCGGAGAAACAAATGAGTTTACTAAAGCATATTGAAGAGAATGTTGAGCACTTATACGCTTTGATTAAGCATGTTGCAGCAACTCAAGAAGCCGCTCATGGAAGTGTAGTTCAAGAAACAAAAGATTTGCTTGAAAAGATTGAAGAGCATATGGGTGTTGCCAAACCTGCTGAGCCTATTATTGAAGCTCCTGTTGTAATTTCCGCACCTGTTGTAATTTCTGCACCTTCAGATACAAACGTAATTACTATGTCTGTAACCCCTGCGACAGTACCTATTGAAGCTCCGCAAACAGTTGCTCAAGAGCAATCTGCATCTAACGTGGCTAACTAATCATGGCAGAGAAATGGATTCAAAAAGCCATCAAAAAGCCTGGGGCTTTGCACAAATCTTTGGGCGTGCCCAAAGGTGAAAAGATTCCTGCGGGCAAACTGGCTAAAGCTGCTAAAAGTTCTGGTAAGGTTGGGAAGCAAGCGCGCCTTGCTGAGACTCTTAAAGGAATGAAGAAAAAATAATGGCTCAAACATCTGGAACCACATCGTTTAATCTAGACCTAACTGAGTTGGTCGAGGATGCGTATGAGCGTTGTGGTCTTCAATCCCGATCAGGATATGATTTGCGTACTGCACGCCGGTCTATTAACTTAATGACGATTGAATGGGCTAATCGTGGAATTAACCTTTGGACTGTTGAGGAATGTGTAATCCCCTTGGTTACTGGACAAGCGTTTTACAACGTGCCTAATGACACCATTGATATTCTTGACTTGGTTACTCGTACAAGCAATACCAGCACATCTAATCAGGCGGATATTAATTTAAGCCGTATTAGTGAAAGTACCTATTCCACAATACCTAACAAACTAACGACTGGTCGCCCTATCCAGGTCTGGTTTAACCGGCAAACAGGTAATTCCAATCCAACAACAATTACTTTAGCGACTTCTTGTTTAGCTACAGATACCACATTAACTTTAAGTACAACTCAGAATTTGCGTAGTTCTGGGTACATCCAGATTGATAATGAAATTATTGGTTATGCTAATATCAGCGGCAACCAGATCGTAAATTGCTATCGTGGGCAAAATGGTACAACGGCTGCAGCACACACTGCAGGGGCATCAATAATTGAGCAATACCTTCCTAATCTGACCGTTTGGCCTTGCCCGGACTCAGGTGGGGGTCCCTACACGCTCGTTTACTGGCGCATGAGGCGCATTCAAGATGCAGGTAACGGGGTAAATATTGCCGATATCCCATTTAGATTTATCAACTGCTTTGTGGCTGGACTCTCTTATTTTATTAGCGTTAAAAGGCCGGAAGTGGATCCAGCAAGGGTTTTGTTCTTGAAACAGGATTATGAGGACCAGTTCAACTTGGCTGCCCAGGAAGACCGTGAGACTGCGCCAATCCGTTGGGTTCCAAGGAACATTTTCTATTCGAGGTAAAGAATGCCTAGTAAGTATTCTTCTGGTAAGTATGCAATTGCTGAATGCGACAGATGTGGTCAGCGGTACAAGCTTGTCGAACTTCGTAAGTTGACGATTAAGACTAAACAAGTTAGCATCAAAGTATGTCCTGAATGTTGGGATCCAGATCATCCCCAGCTACAATTAGGATTGTATCCAGTTAATGATCCACAAGCGGTTCGTGAGCCAAGACCTGATATCAGCTACTACGGTTCTGGTAACAATGGTTTACAAACCCAAAATGGGGTGCTTAACACACCAAATGAAGTTGGGTATCCTGATACTGGTAGCAGGGTATTTCAATGGGGATGGATGCCGGTAGGTGGGGCTAGTAGTTTTGATAGAGCACTAACTCCAAATTACTTGGTAGCCAAAGGCACTGTAAATTCGGTAACAATAACGTAGGAGTAAATCATGGCTAAAAAACACGAAGACGAAGCAGAAGACAAGAAACTTTTCAAGAAAATGATAAAGCAAGAAGAAAAAAAGCTTGTTAAAAAAATGGCTAAAGGTGGCGTAACTGGTAAAGCCATGCGTGCTGTAGGTCGTAACATGGCCCGCGCTAATAACCAAAGAGGTGGATAATGGCTAAATTTAGTATGAAGCAAGGCGGCAAAGAAGTAGGTCCTGCATCTACTTATGCTCAAGCACATAGTATGAAAGGTGATGTTATTAATGGGCAAGAGGCTGTCCATTATGCCACTGATCCAAATACAATGCGTGCAGACGAATCTACTCCTGGCGGCATGCCCGCAAGACGCGTAAGTTTAGGCAATATTACAAACGGTCCTAAAAATACAGGTATTGAAACTCGCGGGAATGGTGCGGCTACTAAAGGCAGAATAGCTAGAGGACCAATGGCGTGAATTACGAGACGTTATACAACACAATCCAAGCGTATGCTGAGAATACGGAGTCTTTGTTTCTTGCAAATATTCCAATATTCGTGCAGCAGTGCGAAGAGCGTGTGTATAACACGATTAATTTTCCATCCCTACGTAAAAACGTAACTGGTACGCTAACTGGCGGCAATCAATATTTATCTTTGCCTTTAGATTGGCTATCAACATATTCCATAGCAATTTATACATCTGACTACACAACTGTACCTTTTACGTACCTGCTTAATAAAGACGTAAACTTTATCCGTGAAGCTTATCCAAACCCAACTGCTACTGGAACTCCAAAATATTATGCAATGTTTGGGCCTAACTTTAGTGTAGCAAACGAATTATCTTGTATTATTGGTCCAACCCCAGATCAGTCATACAATGTAGAATTACATTACTTTTTTTATCCTCCTTCAATTGTGCAGGGTATTATTACTACCCTTAACACAACATTTACAGCGGGCAGTGGGTATGTTCCGGGGCTATATCAAAATATGGCTTTTACTGGAGGTTCTGGCGCAAGCGCATATGGGGACTTTATCGTTGGTCCTAGTGGCGCGGTTACGTCTGTTACTTTACAAAATGGTGGTAATTTCTATGCCGCTGGAGACACTTTAAGCGTATCTTCATCTAATCTTGGGGGTTCGGGGTCAGGGTTTTCCATTACTGTAAATGCAGTAAATAATTCCACTGGCACAAGTTGGTTGGGTGACAACTTTGATCCAGTGCTTCTTTATGGTGCTATGCGTGAAGCTATGCTATTTATGAAGGGCGAGCAAGACTTGGTGACTTATTATGAGACTAAGTACTCTGAAGCTCTTCAACTTGCTAAACGCCTTGGCGATGGCCTTGAAAGAGGTGATGCGTACCGTGATGGTCAAACTAAGCTCAATACAAATATTAGAGGTAATGCAGCTGTATGATCGTCCAAACCCAAACAACTCAGTTTAAATCAGACTGCTTGAGCGGTTTGGTTAACTTTACAACGACTTCTCCTTATACGTATAAGGTAGCGCTTTACACGGCTTTAACTACATTAAATAATACAACAGCGACTTATGCAGGTACGGCTAACGAAGTTGTAGCTACGGGATATACGGCTGGTGGAAATGCCATCACAATTACCCAAAATCCTGGCATAGATTTAACAAATAATGTTGCTTTTCCGTATTTTGCAAATGTAATTTGGACAGGCGCAACTATTACTGCAAGAGGAGCGTTAATATATAATGCAACAACGGGTAATTCCGTTGCTGTTCTAAATTTTGGTAATGATATTACGATGAGTAATTTTACTATAACTTGGCCAGCGGCAACTTCAACAACTGCTGTTATCACAATTTCTTAAGGAGTTAAAATGAGCAATGAAATTTCAAGCTTTGGTGACAACACAGTTGTTACAATGCAATCTAATGTACAAGCACCAGCCGGGATGGGTATAGAAGGCTGGTATCATGTTGTTTGCCGCGATAAAGATGGCAATATTAAATGGGAAGAAGAATGCCCTAATTTAGTTGTTGCTGTTGGTAAACAGTTAATGCTAGATACCTTAATGAGAGGCTCTTCTTACTCGGTTGTTGGTCCGTACCTTGGACTTCTTAACACAAGTGTTACACCTGCGGCAACAGATACTATGAGCACCATTGTGCCATCCAAAGAGTTTACTGCCTATACAGTTAGTGGATCCGCAGTTCGTGGGACGGCAGTTTTTGCCTCTTCTACAAGTACAGGCTCTACACCATCCAACGTAACATCTTCAACGGCGACAGCGGTTGTATATACAATTACAGGCTCTGGCGGTACAGTTTATGGATGCTTCTTAGTTACAGGTACAGGTGCTTCAAGTACACAAGGTAACACAAGTGGCACTTTATATTCTGAAGGTAACTTTGGTACGGCTAAAGCAACAACAGCTGGTGATACAGTAAGCGTTACATACAGTACAACTGCTACTTCCTAATAAGGAGTCTTAAATGGCTTTAGTTGTTGCGGATCGAGTCCTAGAGACTGGGACCGTATCTACGGGTACGGGTTCCGTTAACCTTGCGGGCGCAAATAATGGGTACCAATCTTTTGTTGGTGCTATAGGTAGTGGCAACACTACTTATTACGCTATCTACGATTCAACCTCATACTCGTGGGAAGTGGGTATTGGTACCGTTACATCGGGTACGCCTAATACTTTATCAAGAACTACAGTACTTTCTTCATCTAATAGTGGATCTTTAGTTAGTTTTAGTACAAGCGATACACTTACTGTATTCAGTACTTATCCTACAGAACGAGCTATTTATGGTGACGTTAATAAAAACGTAGCAGTTAATAATTTATCACCTGGATATACTGCAGTAGCAACAACGGGCGGTACAACTACATTAACTGCAACCGCAACATACTTACAAAATTTTACTGGCACTAATACCCAAACAGTTAAATTACCCGATGAGACAACCATTCCTACAGGTACGGCGTATATTATCGACAATGACTCTACGGGTAACATAACAGTTCAAGATAGTGGTGGTAATACATTAGCTACAGCAGTTAACGGTTCTGCGGGGTATTTTTATTCAAAATCTAATTCCACTGCTACTGGCAACTGGGCGGGTTATGCCTTTATGCCTAACAATGTCCAATGGGGTTCTGGTGGTCTACCTGCGGGTTACGGTGGTACGGGCCAAACTAGTTTAACTGCAAATAATGTAATTCTTGGTAATGGTACTTCAGCAGTTCAATTTGTAGCCCCTGGTACAAGTGGTAATGTACTTCAGTCTAATGGTACAACTTGGAATTCAGCGGCAGTAGTAACTTCTTTTACATCTAGTTCAGGATTATCTACTAATACATCTGCAACTGGAGCAGTATCTGTTACCAATACAGGTGTTACTTCCGCCGCTGCGGGTACGGGCATTTCAGTTTCAGCCTCAACTGGCGGTGTAACAATTACAAACTCGGGTGTAACTTCTGCTGTTGCAGGAACAGGTATTTCAGTTTCAGGCTCAACAGGCGCAGTAACTATTACAAATGGTGGAGTTACATCATTAACAGGAACAAGTAACCAAGTTTCTGTATCATCCTCTACTGGTAGTGTAACTTTATCTACGCCTCAATCTATTGGAACAAGCTCAAGCGTACAGTTTGGATCATTTGGCGTAGGTACTGCGGCATCTGGAACCACTGGTGAGATTCGTGCAACCAACAACGTAACCGCTTACTATTCTGATGGCAGGCTCAAAGATCGTATTGGAACAATTGAAAATGCTTTGAATAAGGTTAAACAGTTAACTGGATTCCTATACAAAAATAATGATGTTGCCAAATCTTTTGGTTATACTTCTGACGAAATTCAAGTTGGTTTAGATGCTCAAGAAGTTGAGAAAGTTCAACCAGAAGTTGTGGCTCCTGCTCCTTTTGATATTGGTCAGAATGAAGACGGCACAGAGTTCAGCAAGTCTGGTGAAAACTATTTGACTGTTAGATATGAGCGACTCATACCACTTTTGGTTGAGGCTATTAAAGATTTATCGAACGAGCTTGACGAAATCAAAACAAAATTATGATAAACGGCGTTGACTTTGTATATGAATATTCAGATCTAAACTTGTTTCACACAAGGGTCAAAGTATTGACTGGATTTTATAAAGATTTGGTATTTGAATACGGTGGCTCAATGCTTGCTCAAATAGGCGATAAAAATACATTTACTTTTGAGTACATTCTTTACGAAGTGCCTGATAAATTTCATGGTCCATCGCTTAGAAAAGATGATGCATTTAATACTTTTATTGCTTATTTAATTGTTGATGTTATTTCTTGTAGAAAATCAGATCCAAATGAATTAGAAAAGTTGCATGAAGCGGCAAGTGCAGAAGGCAAAACAACGCATAGCATAGATATAAACGAAAAATACTATCCACCAAAAGTGGCTCAACCTGTGGCTACTGGAGTACAAGGATTTTAAAATGACACTTAACTCATCAGGTCCAATTAGCTTAGCGGGTACAACCGCAGGGGTTTCAATTGAGATTGAAAACGGCGGTAATGGCACAACTCAAATTAGTTTAAATGATACGGCTGTTCGTAGTCTTGCAGGAGTTCCAAGTGGCGCTATTACTATGCCCACAAACTTTTATGGTAAATCAAATACCGTTTACCCATCATATACATTTACTTCTAATACAGCAAATGCATCACTTAATGTATCTTCTATTAGCGGGTATGTTGCGGGTAAATCAGTAATTACTGTAACAGTTAATAGTGGTGTTTATTTATATGCAACATCAACAGGTAATTACGGATTGTCTTTATCTGGCGGCACTTCTGGAGATTCTTTAACCTTAGTTAACAATGGTTATATCGCAGGTCAAGGTGGTGCAGGTGGGCACAATTCATCATCAGGAAACAATGGTCAATCTGGAGGACCTGCGCTTGGTTTGGGTTTTGCTACTACTGTTACAAACAATAGTTATATTGGTGGCGGAGGTGGAGGTGGTTCGGGCGATTCGGCAAATTCAACTGTTGTCAATATTGCTGGTGGAGGCGGTGCAGGTGGTGGTCATGGCGGTAATGCTTTTATAAGTTGCATTTGTATAGGCGGCGGTGGATGTGGTGGAGGGCCTGGTTCGTCTGGCGCAAATGGTGTTTATACTAATTTTAATTGCGCGTGTTTTTCTGGAGGCGGTGGAGGAGGAAGAATATTCCCTGGTTCTGGTGGAATAGCTCACAATTCTCCAACTAATAGTGGAGGTGGTGGTGGAGCGGGTGGAGCATCCGAAACTGCAAATGGTGGCGGATCAAATAATGCAGGTACTTCACAAAATGCGGGAGGTGGCGGAGGAGGCTGGGGAGCTTCAGGAGGAAGTAGTTTGCATCATTCAGGTGGATCTGGTGGAAACGCCATTAATAAAAATGGTTATACACTCAGCCAAGGTGGAAGTGGTTCATATTGGGGTGCAATAGTATGATTTATCAAATAACAAATTTTATACAAAATGAATGTAATTATGTTTGTCCAGATCAAGCAACTATTACAGCAGGACAAGTAGCAGGATATACTGGAATATTTAGTATTGGTACTGAAACAGACGCTAATAATATACTTGCCACTAATCAAAATGCTTGGCTAACAAAACAAGCATCTTTGTTTCATACAAATAAAGAAGTACCTGATCCAAGTCAACCTGGATATATTATTTGGGAAGTAGTTGATTTAAATACTGAACCTGCAAACACAGATCAAATATATCAAGTATTTGATGTTGTAAATGGTTACTATAACCAAGCAACAGGACTTACTGCGGCTCAAACATTATTCGCACAAACTCAACAGAATTATTTAGTATTTTGTAATTTAGGTTCCGTCACAAATTTAGGTGATACATGGCCTGCTTTACCACAAGAGAAAAAACCAGTAACAACAGGAACCCAAACATTATGACAACACCAATAGCCCCACATCACCAGCTTACCTATGACGGTGCGGTATTAAATATTTTCCATGCTAATAAAGGCGAAGGATTACCTAGACATGAGCATACCTGGGCGCACGCCACAATGTGCCACGCCGGGTCCTGTATTGTTCGCAAAGAAGGCCGCGAATTAGTGATGACGAAAGAAACGCAGCCAGTAAATTTAGTAGCTAATGAATGGCATGAGATTGAAGCTCTTGAAGACGGGACTGTATTTGTAAACGTATTTGCTGAAGGTAAATATTAATGTTTTACGGAGCAACAACATTTGCTCAAATTCCTTTTGCGGGAACCGCAGGGAATAATATTTCCTTTGCAATTACAGAAAACTTAAATCCGGCTGATTCTAGTACTCAAGTTACTGCATATACGCCATCTATAATTGAAAACTTTATATCCGCCGATACTAATGCAGAGGTCGATGTATTCTATGAAAGTATAGTTGAAGGAGCTACACTTGCAGATTCCAATGTACCTTCTGCTGGGTATTATTTTACAGACACTGAACCAATAACAAGTGCCGATGTACTTTCAATGTTTGCTGGATTTGCTGGATCTGTTGCGGAAAACATTAATCCCGCTGAAAACGAAAGCATCGGGTCCTATTTAACTTTTAGTCAAACAGAAAACTTTGCCCCTGCCGATACGCCAACTATTAACGCGCAATATCCGCTTTCAATTACGGAAAATTCTGGGGTAGCAGAAACAGATTCAATTAAAGCCGGATTTGCTGAAAATATTGCAGAAGGAATAAATTCTTCGGATACTAATGGTGAGACTGATATTTTCTACGATGGTATAACAGAAAATGCTGGCTTAGCTGCCGTACCTACAGCTGTTACCGCTTACAACGTCAGTCTTACAGAAAACTTTGCTCCTGCTGATACATTAGCAATGTCAGCGCAATTTGTGGTAAGCGATACAGAGAATGTTAATTCCGCCGATTCAAGTACACAAACTTCTAACTATTTGGATAGTATTACAGAAAATACAAGTGTGCAAGATTTGCCTGAAGAATCGTATTGGATTAAAATAAATGATAACCAAACTACTACTTGGGTTTTATTAAACAACACCCAATAAGGAACCACCATGTCAACATCATACTCAACGTCACTTAAATTAGCTCTACCCGCTACCGGCGATCAGTCTGGGGTTTGGGGTGTAACTACCAACAATAACATTGGTACTTTAATTGAGCAAGCTATAACTGGTGTGGTTGCTATTAACGCAAGTAGTTTAGGTGGCTCAAGTTATACATTAACAAACTATAATGGAACGGCTGATGACGCAAGAAACGCGGTTTTAGTAATTACTGGTTCTCCTGGTAGTGGAGTAACTATCATCGCTCCTTTGGTTAATAAACTTTATACCGTAGCCAATTTAACCGGGCAAACAATAACAATGTCCGCAAGTGGCGGATCACAAACTTTAGCTATCCCTGCAAATAGCAATGTGCCTTGTTTCTGTGATGCCTATAATGCCACCGGATCTGGATCTGGATTCTATGTTCAACTTAATGGTATTGCAGGAAATTTAAATGTCGGTGGATCTGTTACAGCTACAAACTTTATTGGCCCTGGAACTGGATTAACTGGCACTGCTTCAGCTTTAAGTATTGGTGGAAATGCCGCTACAGCTAATTCCGCTACATCTGCTACATCTGCTACTTCCGCAACAACAGCAACCAAAATTTCTAATTCGGGTGGTTGGACAGTTCAAGCTGGTAGTACACCAACTGTTTTGGAATTCATTTATAACGGTACTGTTGTCGCTTCTCTTGATTCAAGTGGAAACTGGATTTCTCTTGCTAACGTAACTGCTTATGGAACTCCCGCTTAAGGATTAGCCATTGAATTTTTACTTCTTTTCCAAGCTGCAAATGCTGCGTTCACTGGCGTCAAAGAGTTATGCGCTATGTATAACGAAGGTAAAGCGCTTGTTAGAGATGTACAAAAAACAGTTGGTGAAGTAAAACAAATAGGTAAAGAGGTTAAGGGAATTTGGGGGTGGATAACATCTATTTTTGCTGAACCTGTTGAGGAAAAGAAAACACTGCAGGATATTCATCCAAAGAATCAAAAGAAGGAGAAAATAAAGTTTGATGAGCAAGTTCTTTACGCAGAGATTGGGGATCAGTTGGTTAGCTTCTTTAGAAACTACAAGGCCTGCTCAGATGCGATACATGAGGAAGAATCGAAGATAGAGCAAATATACGATCCGGATGGCGAAACGTATGAAAGGGCAATCAGGCTTGTGATGGCAAAAACCCAACTAGAACAAATGCGTGTAGAACTAACGGAGTATATGATTTATCATGTACCGCCAGAGCTGAAAGATTTATACTCACGAGTTAATGAGATGATTGGATCTGTAAAGACCAAGCAAGAGATGGCTCGCAAAGCAGAGTTGAAGAAAAAGGCTCAAAGATTAGCGGAAGCTAGAGAAGCGGCGGATAGAGCTTGGTTGATGGGTGCTTGCACAGTGGTGGTCATTTTTATAGCAATCTATTTGGCAGGACTGATGTGGGCAATAAATCGAGCGAGTCATGGGGGTATGTAGTTGCCATTATTGTGTTGGCACTCCTCTTTGTGCTGATATTGCCGGTAATTGGGATTATGTACATGGATATTCATCAAGAACGAATTCTGATTGCAAATGATCTTAAACGGATTGAAAAGCTAAAGAAAGAACTTGAGGCTCAGAAGGACAAATGAGAATATGCGCTTTATTGATTATGTTATTAGCGGGGTGCGAAGATCGTTACCGCTACCATTGCCAAGACCCTAAACATTGGAGTGATGATGACTGCAAACCGCCCCTCTGCGTCGCCGCGCAAAATTGCCCCGAGTATTTTGCAAAACCTGCTAATGGGAAAACCCAAGACAACTGAACAGTTAAATTCTGAGACAAATCGTTTTGTTATACGAATGTTTAGCATTGCCTTGGTATTTATTGTAATACTTTTTGGTTATAGTATTGTATTTACAGAACAGCCCCTTTTTAACGAAGCCCCTGCCGATAAACAAATTTTTGCAGTACTTACCCTAGTTGCGGGGCAGTTGCTCCAGATACTGGCTAACTATATTTCCAAAGGGAACACTACACCCCCGCCTTCTTTTAATCATTGCCCGCCAATCGCAACTACAATTAAGCAAGAGGAAAAGCTAATCACCGCGCTGGAGGCTAAGCCTGCAGTTTCTCCTACACCAAAGTCATCACCGTTTGGCAACCCTAATGATAGGCCAGCACTATGAAGTACATCATTGCTATTATTCTTTTTTCTAGCTTTGTAGGCGGAGTCTATGAAGCGGGGCATCATCAAGGCTACGCAGCCGCAGAAGCTGAAGTTCAGGCTAAAGTAGCCAAAGCTAACGAAGCCGCTAGACAAACCGAACAGCAACTCAATGGCAGGATTGCTGACCTATCAACTCAACTTCAAAAGGTGCAAGATGATGCTAAAAAACAAATTGCTAAACGGGATGCTGATATTGCTACTGGCAAGTTGCAGCTCTTTGTCAAAACCAAGTCCACAGTATGTCCCCCCTCAAATGCCCCCGCTACCAGCGGACCTGACACCGCAACCGCCCAACTTGACCCAGCGTTTGCTCAATCTCTTGTCGCCGTCACAGACGACGGGGACCTCGCAATCAGGAAACTTAACGCCTGTATCGCAACCTACAACCAAGTAAAGGAAATGATCAATGGAAGTACAACAACTCGCTGAAGCAGCAAAAATAGATGTAGGTCATGCGGAAGCTCTAATTGAGCCAATGAAAATGGCTATTGAGAAAGCCGATCTGTCTACCCCTGCACGACTAGCAGCGTTTATTGCTCAGTGCGGTCATGAATCCGGCAACTTCAAGTACATGGAAGAGAACTTAAACTACAAGGCTGAGAGCCTTTGCAGAACATGGCCATCTCACTTTAACGAGGAAAATGCCGCTGAATATGCCCACAATCCAGAGAAGATCGCCAACAGAGCCTATGCCCACCGCATGAAAAATGGAGATGAAGAATCAGGAGACGGTTGGGCTTATCGCGGTCGCGGGTGGCTGCAAACCACTGGTCGCGCAGGGTATGAAGAGCTATCTGATGCAACCCAGATTGATTTTTTAAGCAACCCCGATGCCGTTGCTACGCCCGAAGGGGCGGCCTTATCCGCAGCCATATTTTGGGAAAAGCATCAGCTTAACCGCCATGTAGATAATAATGACTTTGTGGGCTTAACAAAAGCCATAAATGGTGGGACAATTGGGCTTGAGGACCGCATGGCTCGATATGAGCATGCCATGTCTGTTTTAGCTTGAGGAATTTATGCCCTTACAAAGACTACAGTTTAGAGCGGGAATTAACCGGGAGGGCACAGATTACGCCAATACGGGTGGTTGGTATGACTGTAATAATATTCGTTTTCGTTCTGGGTTCCCAGAAAAATTAGGTGGATGGGCACAAGTTAGCCCAAATCAATTTATAGGGCATGCAAGGGCACTTTGGAGTTGGGTTGACTTATCTGAAAATAACTTTATTGGTGTTGGTACACAGATTAAGTACTATATATACAACGGCGGTGCTTATAACGATATCACACCTATTATTCAAACCGATACACTTACCAATCCTTTTACAACAATTTCTAGCTCTGCAATAGTAACGGTAACGGACGGGGGGTATTCCCCAAATGTAGGCGATTATGTTTTATTTTCCGGTGCCTCAACTGTAGGGGGGTTGACTTTAAATGGAGAGTATGTAGTAACTGGGATTGTTTCAGCAACGCAATATCAAATTACTGCTTTAACTACGGCTTCTTCAAGTGCAACAGGTGGAGGAACAGTTACCGCCCAATATGAATATCCAACGGGCTTAGATACATTTACTTCAGGAAATGGTTGGGGTATTGGTCCTTGGGGCGGAGTAGTTAGTCTCAGTCCTATATCGTTAGGATCAAATCCTTTTGCGACTATAAATGGCAGTGCTACTATTACAGTGACTCAAACCGCGCATGGGCTAACTACAGGTAATTATGTTTTATTTTCTGGGGCTACAAGCTTTGCAGGTATACCAGCAATTGTTTTAAATAATTTATATTCTATTGTTGTAACTGGGGTAAATACCTATACCATAGCAATTTCTACAATTGCGGGTTCTTTGACTGCTAATGCTACAACTTCAGGCGGTGGAAGCAGTATTACTGTATTAGAACAATCAGGTTCCCGTGGGTGGGGCACTGCATATTCGGGCGTTAATAATTTAGGTAGTCAACTGCGTCTTTGGTCCAACGATAACTTTGGTCAAGATTTAGTTATCGCCCCAAGAGGTGGTCCAATATATTATTGGGCGGATTCAACTGGAGTTAGCTCAAGAGCCGTATCTCTTGTATCTTTAGCAGATTCAACAACTTCTACGACTACAACTGCTACTTTTAGTAGTGGCGTTAGTTCAATTACTGTTGGAAATCCTGCAAGTATTTATGCAGGTGCATATGTAACAGGTACTGGAATACCTGCCAATACTTATGTATTAAGTACTTATATTACCGGTTCTACTACGGTTCCACTTTCCGCATCAACTACTGCAAATAGTTCAGGAAATTACGGATTTTCTTATTCTGGATCCGCTGTACCCATTGCAACTTATCAAGTAATTACATCCGCTATACAAGAATTTGTTATCTGTTTTGGAGCTAATCCTTACGGTTCTTCTACATTTAACCCTATGGTTGTTCGTTGGTCTGATCAGGCTAATGCCTATCAATGGGTTCCAAATATTACAAATCAATCAGGTGACTACACATTAACAAACGGTTCTTATATTGTTGGTGCAAGATCTACTCGCCAAGAAATTTTGATTTGGACGGATTCTGCTTTGTATTCTATGCAATACACCGGAGCGCCTTATGTTTGGGGTTTCCAAATTATGATGGATAACATTAGCACCATATCTCCAAACTGTATGGTTACGGTTAATAATGTGACATATTGGATGGGCCAAGATAAGTTTTATATTTATACTGGTTCTGTAGCAACGCTGCCCTGCTCCGTGCGTCAATATGTATTTGAGAATTTAAATTCGCAACAATCTTATCAAGTATTCGCTGGGGCTAATGAAGCATATAACGAAGTATGGTGGTTCTATTGTTCTAATGGTTCTACCACTATAGATTCTTACGTTATCTATAATTACCTTGACCGTGTATGGTATTTCGGGGAAATGGCTAGAACTGCATGGCTACAAAATGGTCTTGAGCAATACCCAGTAGCAGCTTGCTATAATACTAATTCATTATTTACTGGTTATATATCAGGAACTACCCTGCACGTAACAGCTATTACATATGGTTCTTTGGCAGTAGGGCAAACCCTAACTGCACAAGGTATTGCCGCAAATACCACAATCACCGTTTTAGGTACTGGTTCTGGTGGTGTAGGAACTTATACAGTTTCTGTTAGCCAAACGATTGCGTCTACAACTATAGTATCTTCAAATGGTAATGGGGTATTAGTTAACCATGAAATTGGAACAGATGACAATTCTACCCCAGCAACCTTACCAATAGATGCTTATGTGCAATCATCTGATTTTGAGATTGGTCAAGGACACAACTTTGGGTTTGTATGGAGGATACTGCCGGACGTAAACTTTAATGGATCTACGGCGGATAACCCAACCGTAACTATGACGGTTAAACCTAGACAAAATTCAGGAAGTGCTTACGGTCCGGCGGATAATCCACAAGTCCAGAGTGCAAATAATTATGCGTTATCAAGTGAATATAACATTCAACAATTTACTGGGCAGGTATATACAAGGTTGCGTGGGCGGCAGATGAGCTTTAAAATAGAGTCCAGTTCTGTCGGAACTGCTTGGCAGCTTGGCGTACCCCGTATTGACATTAGACCGGATGGTAGAAGATGAGCACTGGAACCACAAAAGCACCGAATCTACCACTGCCCCCGGCAGAGTATGATCAACAGTATTTTATTCAATTAACGAATGCGCTAAGGCTTTATTTTGCCCAATTGGATAACCCAGGACCATCCGCAATGGCAACGCAAAGAACGGGTGGCGCAGTAGTTTCAGCATTAAATTTTAGTCAACCTGGAACAACGGGGACTGGTCAGGTTTTGAGTTTGCCAACACAGACTGATTTTTCAAATGGGTTAATACGTGTTGGGGATGTTTATGTAGACGAATCGGCTAGTAACGTATTAAAAGTTAGAATTTCTTAAGGAAGATTGTATGAATTTATTAAACAAATTATTAAACCCCCTTGAGATTATCAAGACGTTTACCTTTTTTGTTGACGGAGGAATTGGTGAGGCTGCTCTAGCTAGTGAGGCCGTAAGCGGAATGGATTTAGCAGCGGATGCCGGTCTGAGTGGAGCAAACGCTATAGGTGGCGGTGCTTTAGCTACTGGCGTAGGTTCGGGCGCAACGGTTAGTGGTATGGATTTAGCCGCTGATGCCGGAATGGGAGCTAACAATGCTATTGGTAGTAATGCGCTATCTAATATGCCAATTGGACCTGGAACACCAACAGGCCCTGCAATAAATGCGGCAAATGCAGCAGTAAATGAAGCTAACGTAGCAGCAAACGCCGCAAGTCCATATGCTCTTAATGGCGCTTCTACGACATTGAATTCTGCTGGATCTATGGCTAATACTTTCCCTAGCTTGCAAAATGGGTCTATAGCCAATGGTTTAAGCAGCTTGCAAGGTAACCCATCTGTTTTGGCTAATGCACCATCTCTTGCTGATGCTTATACAACAGCTAATCCAGCTTTAGGTCCGGGTCTTGGACTTAACCCCGCTTTAGGTCAGGCTGGATTTAATGCTGGAATGGCAAATGCTGCCACTGCTTCTGCTTCTCCTTTTAGTTCTTTGGGTAATATGTTTAGTTCAGCTGCACAATGGGCAAGTGCTAATCCAGTTAAAGCTACAGCATTGGGGGGTGTAGCAGGTATATATGCGTTGATGAAATCTGGTGCAATGAATCCAAATTATATGACACCATATCAACCACCCAGTGCCGCATCAGTTGGACTTGGTAGAACATTGTCACCACAGTATAAACCTACATTTGCAATGGCGGAAGGTGGAGTTACTTCACTTGCTATAGGCGGTACGCCTGGGCAACAATATCCTATGAGTCAAATTAACTATAACGGATATAACACACCTACACAAATGCCAACAACCGCTATGCAAATGGCGGGGTATCAACCTAGTAATATGCCATTACAAGGCGCATTACAACAAAATATGGCATCTGGTGGTTCCGCCAGTTCTAGTCAGTCTACACCTTCTAGCGTTAGTAGTTCTAGTGCCCCTGTTTCTGGAATTACTGCGGCGGGTTTAGATACCGCACCCGAATTAAATGTTTGGCATCCCAGTGCTTCTAATAATGGCAGTTTGCAAGATCTTGCCGCGCAATACGGAGTTAGTTTGCCTAGTGGAATGGCCAATCAAGGGGTTACTTCGTTAGCATCTGGTGGGGATACATTAGCCCAAATAGCAGGACAACAAAATTCCCCCATAGATCCAAGGACTGGGGTTCCTTATGATCAAGAACAATTTAATAACCCAGGATTTTTTGGTGGGTTAGGAGAAAGCATAGATAATTTAGGTCGAAGCATAGGTAAGGGACTAGGGTTTGCTCATGGTGGTAGTGCCGGGGGGTATAACCTAGGAGGATACTCAGATGGTGGACGATTACTTAAAGGCCCGGGAGATGGTATGTCTGATGATATTCCCGCTTCTATCGCACACAAACAACCAGCAAGATTGGCAGATGGCGAATTTGTTGTGCCTGCTGATGTTGTCTCTCATCTTGGTAATGGTTCTACTGATGCTGGTGCTAAACATCTCTATTCCATGATGGACAGAGTACGTAAAGCACGTACTGGTAATCCAAAACAAGGTAAACAAATTAAACCAGAAAAGTATTTACCTGCATGACACTTACTATAAAACACGTATCCACAAACTATTGCGCCCAAACTTGGCCTTTAGTTGAAAACTTTATTGCTGAAGCACATAAGCATGGTGGTGGTGACTATAGTATGGATCAAATTCAAATGTATGTTAATTTGGGTAGTTGGGTTTTACTGATTGCAGTTGATGAGAACAATGTAATACACGGTGCGGGCACAGTTTCATTTATTAACTATCCAACAAATAGAATTGCATTTTTTACTACCATTGGTGGTAGATTAATTTCAAATCAAGATACTTTTAACCAATTAAAAGTAATACTAAGAAACATGGGAGCGACTAAAATACAGGGCGCAGTAAGAGAATCTGTAGAAAGGTGGCTTAAACGGTATGGTTTCGCAAAGCGCTACACGGTAGTGCAATCAGATATTTAGGAGTTTATTATGAGTGGTGGTGGATCAAGCGGCGGCGGGCAAACGCAACAACAGAATCAATATACAAATTTATCTTCTTGGGCACAACCATATGTGACAAGTATACTTGGTGCTGCTCAACAACAAGTATTTCAAACAGATCCTACTACTGGGCAACTAACTGGTATAAATCCATATAGTGCTTATGGATCTACCAACCCCGCTGGGGGTCAATATGGACTTACTGCATCTGATCAGGCAGCTGCAAATGCTTCAATAGCTGGATTTAGTCCGCTTCAAACTCAGCAGCAACAAGCAGTACAAAATTTGCAGAATCCTTGGCAAACAGGCGCAGCGTCTAATCAAGTTACCCAATCCATGAATACTGCTAATCAGTTAGGCGCATCTGCTACTCCTCAAGATTTTCAAAATCAAGTGGGCGGATATATGAATCCGTTTATTGCTCAAACGCTTCAACCATCGTTGCAAATTCTTAATCAGCAATATGGGCAACAAGGGGCTGCAGAACAAGGAGCCGCTACAAGCAGAGGCGCATTTGGTGGAAGTCGTGAAGCTTTAATGCAAGGATTAAATCAACAAAACCAAAACCTAGCTGCTAATCAATTAGTAAGCAATGCGTATAACAATGCGTTTGGTGCCGCACAAAACCAATACAACCAAAGTGGCACATTTGCTTTGCAAGCTGCTAACCAAGCTGCTCAAAATGCAGGACAATTAGGCGCTTTAGGTACGCAAGGTTTACAAAACCAACAAAATATTCTTAATATGCAGGGTACTGCTGGTGGGCAGCAGCAACAGCAACAACAGAATATCATCAACCAAGCGATGCAAAATTACTCCAATGCTCAGCAGTATCCAATGCAGCAGCTTGGCCAGTTAAAGAACTTAGTTTCTGGCATTCCAGTTACAGATGTAACTACAACTCAATCAGCAGCTGCCCCTTCTACAATTGGACAACTTGCCGGTCTTGGAACTACTGCGGCAGGTATATATGGATTGGCTAACATGGGCAGTAATAGCAACACGCCTTCAGTAGTTGTCAATAATACTACTCCTCAACCTAAGAACGCAAAAGGAGGACAGATTAAATCCTATGCGGCTGGTGGGGTTGTTAGCCTTCAGTTAGAAAATATTATGAAGGGTACAAAATGATTTCTCCTATCCAATCATTAATAAATACTCCAGAAAAATTTTCGGTTCAGGAAATTCAAAATGGTATTCAGGATGGCGTTATTCCTGCCTATATTGGCATGCCTATCCTGCAACAAAAAGTCCAACAGCAAAAACAAGCTATGGCAATGATGGCCCCGCAAGGTCAGGGTCAAGGTCAACCTCAAACAACTGTAGCAGATGATATTAATAATTCCGTGGCTAGTTTACATAGTAATCTTCCAGTTATGCATGCCGCTTCTGGTGGTGTGATGGCACTTGCTGAAGGTGGAGATTTTGAAGATGAAAATGATGACGATAATCTTGGATTCGATGATAATTTAGTTAGTGGCAGTAAAGAAGATCAAGCATTATTTAATAGATTGCAAGATCAAATAAACACTCCGGCAAGACTTCCAGAAACTACGCCTATGGATGATTTTGTTGATTCATATACAAATGAAGCTCCTATGGCTGCACCTGCTTCAAGTCAAGCGCCCTCTGCCGGTATTATGGCTGCGCCCGGTGCTCAGATGATGGCAGAAAAAATTGGTCAAACTCAGGCCTATCAAGGTCCTGGCATGAATAAGCCGGTAGTAGCGCACAAAGAAGAGACAAGAGTTAAAGAACCGGCTAAAGAGACGGACATGGAAAAAGCTCGTCACTACAACGTAGGTAACTTACGTCCTGATAACTTTACGTATAAAGGACAAATAGGTAAAAGTAAGTCTGGCTTTGCTTTGTTTGACAGTCAAGAGTCTGGGGTCAACGCTCTTACTCATGATATTCAAGTAAAACTAAATCGAGGCGTAAATACACCAGAGCAGTTTATTAATATATATGCACCTAGGAAAAGTAAGGGTGGGGACAATCCTGATAGCTTAACCGATGCGTATATTAATAATGTATCTAAAGCTTTAGATATTAGACCCGGCGATAAAATTCCAAATACACCAGCAGGCATAGCCGCTTTGCGTGACGCAATTATCCGTCAGGAGGGGGCACAGTATACCCATTTAGCGCAAGGTGGTGTAGTTAGTTTAGCTACAGGTGGAGTAATTGGGTTTGCTGGAGGGGGATTAAAATCAGATCCAACTGAAAATAGTGAAGGCGACATGGATCCAGTAACTGGCATGCCAAACTTCATGCTAAATGTAAACCCAGTACCTAAATTTTCTAGGCAGAATTTAGAGCGCGCTGAGAAAATGCAAAATAACCGTAGCCCTGTTGGATATACACCTCCAAACAAAGAAACTACTGCGCAATATACTCCAGGAGTAGATAAAGGAGCAACTGTACCTAAATTAAGCCAAAGCGCATTAGAAAGATACAGCGATCCTGCAGTGCAAGATCTATTAGTAAGTAGAGGATTAGGTAATACCGCTAGTTCTACAGTACCTAATCCATTTGCCCCAAGTCAATCCCAAGTAACTGACGATGCAATGTATACCAACATTCAAAATCCTCAACCAGCTACTGGGGCAGCGCCACAAGCAGAATCACAACAAGCCGCACCGCAAGATGATTATCTTAAAACTATGGTGGACATATTAAATAAACGTCAAAATGCTGCTGACCAACAAAGAAATATTGATAAATATATGGGGCTGCTAACCGCAGGTCTTGGAATTATGTCTAAAGCTGGAACTGTCGCCCCCGGTGTAGTTCATTCTGCATTTGGAGATATTGGAGGAGGCGCACAAGCTGGTATTGCTTCTTTAGCTAACGCACGTAGAAATCAGATTGCAGAAGAAAATTCTATTATGTCTGGTCAACTTGGTCTTGCCCGTGCAAACTTATATGAGAAAAGCCGCGCAGATGCATTAACACAGAGAAAGATTGAAAACGCATTACATGTAGATTATCTAAATAGAGATTTGGATATTAAGAACCGAAACGCACAAACAATGCAAGAGAAAGCTGAGGCTCAAAATAGACATCTTCAAAATTTAGTTGACCAACAACAAATAACTAATCAGTTTAAACGAGCTGACCTTGCTAGAAAGTATGAAGATCAATGGATAGGTAGTCCAGAAGAAAAACGTCTTTTAACTCAGTTTAATCAAAAAAATTGGGCAAGTGATCCTAAAAAACTTGGGCTATATAATGCTACTAAAAAGCAATTTTTAAACGATAGAGTTATGGGAGAGATGGCTAATCAAGATATACCCACTGCAAATTCTTTATTAACACAATAAAATGCTTCTTGATCTACCTAAACTTGGCACGGTAAAGTTTGACGATAATCTTACTGAAGATCAACTGAATTTACAGTTAGATGCACTTGCCAAAAAATATAACTTTGAACTTCCCCGTGGGCAATTAACTACTGGGGAGATGAGTAAGCGCGCTTTAACGCGTGGGTTTACGGAACTTGGATCTACTCTTACAGATGTCATCCCTGCTATGGGAGCAAGTGCTTTAGGATTTAATGATTACGCTAAAGAACAATTAGAAGAAGCTGCAGATAAACAAAAAGAACTTTCTACAAGATACGCACCCCAATACCGTACTAGAAAAGACGTAAAAGGTATTAGCGATGTTCCTGGATTTGCGTTAGAAACTGTACTTGAAAATGCGCCTAGCATATTAACATCTCTTGTACCTGGTGTTGGCGCAGAAGTTGCCGCTACTAGGGCTGGACTTGGCGCTGCTGGAAAAGCTGTAGCTGGTGGTGCCGGTGCTTTCCTTGGTTCTTATGCACAAAACGCCCCTGATACATTTCAAGGTATCTACGAAAAGACCGGACAATTAGCCCCGGGAGCTGCTGCTATTTTTGGTGCTGGACAAGCCGCACTTGACTCTATATTACCTGCACAAGTTTTAAATAGACTTAGTGGTCCGATGAAAGCTAGTATTGTTGAAAAGGTATTAGAGAAGTCGGGCATGGATAAGGCGCTATTGCGTACTATTACTGCGAACACAATACAGGCAATGACTGAAGAGGGTCTTACTGAAGGCGCACAGGAAGCGCTTAGTATTGCCGCAGAAAATTTTGTAGCTAAACATCCCCAAGTATTTAATAGCGAAGATTGGGATCGCATCATGGAATCAAGTGTCCGTGGTGCAGTAGCTGGTGCTCCATTTGGTGGGGCTAGTGGTGCTATTGAACATAGCAGAAGAGCGTATCAGGCTCAATTAGATGCGGCTAAAGATCAAGCAAAAGATACTGGCAAGTCAGTAATGCTTGCACTTCCGTATGACCCTAAAGTTTCTGCCCCAACAGAATATGGACAACAAGTTATTTATGTACACCCAGATGGTAGTACATCCCAAGGCTCAGAATTATCTGACGAAGCATTTGCACAGCAGTATCCTAAATTTACTCCCCCTGCTCCATTAGATACGCAGGCTGCGCTTAAAGCAAATCAAATTGCAATTAACCAAGGACGCAAAGAAGAAAAGCAAAGAGAAGCTCAAGCTAAGTTAGCACAACAAAACTTAAAATCAGTTATTGCGGAAATTGCCCCAAATAATATTGATTTATTATCTTTAGCTCAGACTCCATCCCCAATACAACAAACAATTATTCAGCAACAGGCTGAAAATGATGCCCTAGCTGCTAAAAGAAATCCTCCACCAAAAGCAGCGGGCGTTACACCACAACCGGCCACAACTGCTGAAGTAGTAACACCACAACAAGTTTCTACAGTAATTGACGACAATACATTTAAAGCTTTGGGTATTGGTCCCAGCGCAAAGATAATCAGAGACAAGTTAATACATGGCAAAGATATTGCCGACCCAGCTCAAGCGGCTGAAGTAAAGTCTATACTTGAAGACTTTGCAAATAAAACAACAAGCAAAAAAGCACGTGACAATATTGGGGCATTTTTGGATCGCCCTGAATTTAAAGGAGTAGAAAATGTTGCAGGACCTAACGCCAGCACAAGTGGAACAAGCGTTCCTGTGGCTGGACAAACCAGTGAAAACGCGCCCGCCGGAGGACCTACTGAACTTGAATCAAATGGAGTGGTTTCTACTGGAGAGAATGTTGAGCCAACTGCTACAGGAGAAGCAGAGCAACCCCTTACAGTAAGGAAAAAAGCTAAGGGCAAAAAAGAAATTGCTGATGAAATTAAAGCTGAAACAGGGGAAGAGACTGCGCAAAAAGAACAGCTTGATTTTGTGCAACAAAATGAGCAAAACACAAATGACTTGATTAACAATCAAGTTCAAGCTGCTGCTAAAGATGCTGGGCTGCGCCCCGAAAGTATTGATATTGAGGATCATTCCAATACAGATGCGCATAAAACACTTAGACTGCCAGCTCTTTTGGCTGAGTATTTCCGTCTAGGCGAAATGATTAAAGCGGATCCAGCTAAAGCTAAAAAGAATCAAAAAGAACGTGACGTTATTAAGAATGCAATTGATAAGTCTACGCCTGAAGCAGCTAAGTTTTTACAGACTTTAGAAAGATATACCCCTGCCCAACGTGATGCTTTAATATCAGAAGTTGGTAAGCAGGGTAGGCAGCATATGAATGACTTGGTAAAAGCCAAAGTCGATGAAGCGGTTAAAAATTCTGCCAACAAACAAAAACCTGCAGAGCAACAGATAAACCCTGAGCCGGAAATAGATGAAGCTAAAATAGATGAAGCAACTAAAAAGCTTGCAGAAATTTTGCATGCTAGGGGCATCTCTAGATTCTTTGCTCCTAAATTCAAAGGTAAAGATTTAAATGAGCGTGGGCAAGAACTAGCTCGTCAAGGTAACTTTAATGGGTTACTCGATCATCTTATTAATACAGTAACAGACCCCGAGATTAAACAAGTATTACGCAAGATCCGTTCACTTGGCAATAAACCAAAAATTGTAATCGGTCCTGTTGAGGGAGATCGTCCTGGTTCTTATGACCCAGTAACCAATACGATTACGCTTGATCTAAATACTGGATTGAATGAGCACACAGTTATGCATGAGATGGCACATAGTGCTTTAGCTCACATACTAGAAAACCGTAATCATCCGCTAACAAAAGAGTTTGTAAAGTTCTTTGACCAAATTAAAAACCAATTAGGTAATGCTTATGGTGGGGAAAACTTACAAGAATTCGCAGCTGAGTTAGTAGGTAACCAACAATTCCAAGCTCTGCTCAAAGACATCAAAGCCCCAAAGAGCAAGAATATGTTTGTGCGTATTCTGCAAACTATTGCCGAAGCTCTTGGTTTCCGCAAAGGGCAGTCTGCTTACGATAAAGGATTAAAGTTTATCAATGATTTACTTGATGTATCCGAAGGGGTTGAGTCATCAGCTTCTAATAAGATGTTCTTGGGTAACGGTAATGCTTGGAGTTCTTTAAGTGATATAGGCATGTCCATGCCAGCTCTTGGTAGGCAGTCTATCGAAAACGCTAAGAATACCTTCTCCAACATAAAAGATTTTGGTTGGCTAAAAACAGCATTTAAAACATTGCGTCTTGATAATATCAACACCATATATGGCAAAGAATTGCCATCTATCCAAACACTGCTTGATGCAATTGAGACTCGTACTGGTAGAGTACAACAAGAGCGTACAAAACTAGAGAATAAAGTAAAAGAATTTAGGAAGATTGAAACTAAATTCCCCGAAGCAGTTAAGAAAATGGATGACATGGCAATTGATGCCAGACTTGCGGGGATTGAATTAGTATCTCAAATTAACCCTAATTTTAAACCTGATGCTAAAAACTTAGCGGAATACAACAGGTTAAAGAGTGTATATAACTCTTTACCAAAAGAAGTTCGTGAGATGTACGACAGTATTCGTACTGACTACCAAGACGCGATCAATGGTTATCTGCATTTATTAATTGGTGATCCAGCCAAGGGTGTACCCGGCATGGTTGAGCCTGGTCTTGCACAAAAACTTAAAGCCCAGTTTGAAGCTGAAAAGCGCGTTGCTGGTTATGTGCCATTTAAACGCTATGGTAATTTCTGGGTAGAGTATGCAGATCCTGCAACGGGTGAACGTGTGGCAAGCTCCTTTGAATCTATTCGTGAGCGCCAACAATTTGTAGATGCAAATCTAAAAGATACGCCACATAAGTTATATCGCAATCTTGAGGATATTAGATACCAGCCCGGGACTATCCCACCCACTAGATTTATTGGTAACTTGATGGCTACCTTGCAAAAACAAGGCGCTTCACAAAACCAACTTGACTCCGTATATCAGACATACTTGTCTTTGTTCCCTGCTGAATCAATCAATAAGCAGTTTATGAAGTCTAAGAATGTGCTTGGTATGGAGAAAAATACCCTGCGCAACTATAGCAACACGATGTGGTCATGGACTAACAAACTTGCTAATACGGAATTTGGTCCGAAGATTGATAAGGCTATTGAAGGTATTAAAACAGAAGCAAGTAATGCGAATACCCTTGAGACTGCGGCGGTTGCCGAAACCATTGCAGAACAAAATAACTTTTTCCACAACCCAACATTTGGAAACTTAACTCATACCGCCACTGCGCTTAGTTACTTCGAATACATTGCAGGTAACGTATCGTCTGCAATAGTTAACTTAACTTCTTTGCCAATGCTTGTATGGCCCACATTAGGTGGTAAGTTTGGGTTTGGTAAAACAAATTCTGCTATGGCAGCCGCAGGTAAACTAGCTCTGGGCGATTGGAGTAAGGACGCAAGATACAAGAACTTGTATCAAGCTATGATGGACCACGATCAGCTTGGACATACAACTGCACGCAATGTACTTGAAGCAAAAGGTGGAGCGCCTGGATTCTCTAGTCTGTACGGCAGAATATTAGATGGCTTGTCAATACCGTTCTCTGCATCTGAAAGATACAACCGTGCAACCACAGGTATCGCTGCATATGATTTAGCAAAGCAAAGCGGAATGAGCGAGGCAGAAGCTATTAAGTATGCGCTAACCACTACAAAAGATCTTCATACGTCAGGTCTAGCTTCGACAGCGCCGCTGTGGATGCAGAACCCAGTTGGTCGTGTTATGTTTACCTTTAAGTCCTATGCATGGAATAGTGCATTTGTCATAGCGCGTGCTTTCCATCAGGCTTTTAAGAATGAAGATCCAGCTATCCAACGCGCCGCACGTAGACAACTTTTAGGTATCTTTGGGATGTCTATGGCTTTTGGTGGTATCAAAGGTCTGCCTTTCCACGGAGCAACAACTTTACTTGCGACTATGATCCAGTCCTTATTTGGGGATGACGATGAGCCATTTGATGTGGATGAGGAAATGCGTGACTTTTTTGGTGAAGCTCTTTACAAAGGCGCATTTAACTACGTAACAAATTTAGAAACATCTAATCGCACAGGACTTGCAACTGATCTAATCTTTAGGGATGACCCAAGGGGCGTTGCCGATCACGGTTATGCTTTATCTGCTATGCAACAAGCTTTTGGACCTGCTGGTACATATTTGGTCAATGCAGAAAATGCGATCAAGTTAATGAAGGAAGGACACACAGAGCGTGCGATTGAGTCATTATTGCCAAGCTTTATCCGTAACGGATTTAAAGGCGCAAGGTACATGAATGAAGGCGCATTGACGCTAAAGGGTGATCCAGTTCAAGAAGATATAAGTGCATGGAATAGTATGATGCAGGTAGCAGGATTTGCCCCTGCCGAGTTATCTAGTATTTACGAAAAAACCTCTGCAGCAAAAGCAGCGGAGAATCAAATTAAACAACGCCGTACCGCTATCCTAACCGCATACGATATGGCACGTACATCTGGCGATGATGACTTGATGCAAGAAGTTAGAGAGCGTCAACAAAAATTTAACGAAGCGCATCCGACCGACAGAATAACTCAAGAGAGTTTAGAAAAATCTCATCGTGCACGGGTTGAGAATGAAAAGAATGTAATAAATGGCGTTACATTTAATAAACACTTAGTTAAAGAAATTAAACAGAATTACTTTAATGAGGAATAAAAAAAGCCCCCCAA